TAGACTCCAGGAGCATCCGGTCCTTCTTCTTCTCGGATACTATGTCCAGGATGCGAGACCTCGTCATCCTTGGCTTTCGCGTGTAGATCCGAGAACGCTTCTTGACGCCTGAGCGTCGGACGAATCGGGAGGGTCCTTTTCGGCCACGTGGCCTCTTTCGATAGGTTCTTCGAACCATCCTTAACAATAGTCGCGTACGGTCGCGTAGGGAAAAACTGGGGTTGAGACATTTCAAATGAGGAAAAAAGAAGCGAGGTCCCAACTATATATACTAAGACAACTGACACTGACACCGGAAAAGAATACAGTATAATATTAACTGTATTCTGGTGTCACCTATGTCTTTCCGATTTTCTGCCAAATATGGACTCTTCACCTACGCGCAATGCGGAACCCTTGATCCACTCGCAGTGGTCAACCATTTTGCATCTCTACGATCTGAGTGTATCATCGGACGAGAAAATCATGCTGACGGCGGAGTGCATCTACATGCTTTCGCGATGTGGGAGTCGAGATATCAAACACGAGATGTTAGAAAATTCGATGTTGAGGGATGCCACCCGAACGTGGTCGGAGGCTACGGTACTCCAGAAAAGGGTTGGGACTATGCAACGAAGGATGGAGACATTGTCGGCGGCGGGCTTGAACGACCGAGCGGAGACAGCCTGGATAAGGCTGGCAATAAATGGAGCGCAATCATCAAGTCAGAGACTGCTGTCGAATTTTGGGACGCTGTTGCACGGCTGGACCCACGTTCGCTTTGTTGCTCCTTCGTCTCGCTCGAGAAATATGCTGCCTGGAAGTACAGACCCGACGTTGCCGAGTATGGAACACCGGAGGGAATTACATTTGACACGGGAGAACTGGACAGACTCCCTCAATGGGTTGATTCAAATCTTGGAGGACATCTCATAGGTAAGAAAGTTATACGTTGCCCTCCGGGCGGGGAGGGGCGGGTGCGTTATTACGCTCCCACTCCGGAGGGGCCCCAGCCATCCCTCCCTTCGGGGGGCCCCTCAGCTGCCCCTTCCTCTACTGTGTCGCTTACTGAAGCTAGGTAGACCCCGATCCTTATGTCTCTATGGAGAGACAAGACTGGGAAAGACTATGTGGGCCAGATCCCTGGGGAAACACGCCTATTTTGGAGGGCTATTTTCCCTGGACGAATCACTTACAGACGTCGAATACGCAATTTTCGACGACATAAACGGTGGCCTAAAGTTCTTTCCAAATTACAAAAGTTGGCTGGGCTGCCAATCACAGTTTTACTGCACGGACAAATACAAAGGGAAAAAATTGGTTCATTGGGCACGGCCTTGCATTTGGCTATCTAACGAGGACCCACGAACAAACGAGGGGGTGGACATTGATTGGCTAGAGGGAAACTGTGACTTCGTTCACGTCAGGTTTAGCCTCTTTCATGCCAGTACGATACGCCCTGGCCAGTGATCCTGAGCGACCCCGGGGCGTCGTTCAACTGCGTAAATAGATCCATACAATAAATATCCCCAAGAGGGCTTTTTGGCGCCGAATAATATGTGTCTGACCGCAAATTCCCAATCTCCGTCGTAGAGTACCGCATAGTCTTGTTCAGGGGATGGTACAACTTGTAGTTCCGTAGTACTCCAGAATCATTGCCTGACGTAATGCTTCTCGTTTTGTCGTACAGGATACGAACGTTCTCCTGATCAACCTGAGCTGAGATATACTGCCCAGGATTGCGATCATAACCGGCAGTACCACCAAAGAGCCCATTCAAAAAGGACACCATCTGAGTATTGGTCAAAAAACTCATTTGACGGGAATAGCGACGTACACCGGTCAGAGTGACCGGGTTAGGGTTGATGCCGTCCGTGGTAGGCAACAGCGAATCAATCTCTGTCTGCCTATTGTAGTTACCGAGATACGTAATAGGAGGGAGGCCAGTCGCGCCAGGTCCCCCACGAACCTCAAACAATATGCGTCTCCACTTCCAGGGGTCGGACGTAGTAGACTGAACAACTAGGTTATCGCTAAACCCTTTCCAGAAAACTGTGTCATGATGACGATTCATCTGCAGGTCGGACAAATCAGACCGATCGCGACCAGTCACAAGGTACACAGCCACATTATTGGTACTCAAGGCAACAGCCTCGGGCAAGAAGTTCACACCTCCATCCGTACTAGACTCCAGGAGCATCCGGTCCTTCTTCTTCTCGGATACTATGTCCAGGATGCGAGACCTCGTCATCCTTGGCTTTCGCGTGTAGATCCGAGAACGCTTCTTGACGCCTGAGCGTCGGAC